TGGGTGGAAAATACTGAAACTCAGTTACCAGCTTTGTTAAACGGCTTGTCTCAAACCCCAGTAAACACAACACCTGTAACTCCCGCTTTACCGTGGGCATCTTAATCGTATCACAGCCCTAGAAGGATAACTACAATGACTGACGCACCAACCACAGAAGAAATCGCACAGCACTACACAGCGATGGGCCACTCAGTTGACTTGATTAACGCAGGTCAACCAGAGGGCATGGAAGATGCTGATTGGGCTGACACAGTGTCACGCAATGTTGAGCATCTAACACTCATGGTAGCTAAAGACTTCTGGACTACAGAAGACATGACTGCTGCTAATGCTGCGATTGCTGCTTAAACAATGGCAATAACCTAAGATAAAGTTAAGTGAGGTAAGATGACGTACAAACTAGGTAAACGTAGCCTACAAAGGCTATCAGGTGTAAACCCTGACATGGTACAAGTTATGAAACGTGCCATTGAGATTACTTCAAGGGACTTCACGATCATCGAAGGTATTCGGTCTGAGGTTCGTCAACGTGAGCTAGTTAAAGCTGGCAAGTCACAAACGATGAAGTCACGACACCTAACGGGGGATGCTATTGACTTAGTACCTTACCCTGTGTCGTGGGAGTGGGAAGACTTCTACCCCGTAGCTGATGCAGTTATTCAAGCCTGTAAGGACGAAGACATAGCCTTGCGCTGGGGAGGTAATTGGCGTGTTAAAGACCTTCGTGAATGGGAAGGCACATCAGAAGAACTTGTGGCAGCTTACGATGGTAAGTTTTACGATCTACCACATTTTGAAATACCGAGGAAGTAGTTGTGGAAGATCAACCGTGGCATCTTAATAAATCAATCCCCCTAACCTTCATACTAGCCATTTTAGCTCAAACAGTAGCACTTGTCTGGTTTGTATCCTCACTAAACAGTTCGATTGACAGTAATACTAGAGACTTAATGCGCCACGAAGCTCGTATCAATACCTTAGAGATGGTGGTACAACAACAAGCTGTAACTATGGGTCGTATCGACGAGAATATAAAGTCTATCCGTCTTATGATGGAGAGGTCAAGAAAGGAGCAGTAGAACAAATGGTTGACCCCCTCACAGCTTTTGCAGCTATCAAAGGTGGTATTGCTGCGGGTAAACAACTACACTCTATGACTAAGGATATTGCCTCGTTCTTTGATGCTGTAGACGGTGCTAAGGCTGACCACAGTAAGAAAAAGTCATCTATCTTTGCTAGTGCCAACGAAGAGGCTATGGACACTTTTATGAAGCGTCAACAAGCTATGGATGCAGAGGAACAACTAAAAGAGCTAATTACACAGACTAGAGGGTATAGTCAGTATCAAGAACTTCTAAATCTCAGGAGAGAAATAAGGCTAGAGCGTAAGGAAGCTGCTAGGATTGCTTTGCTAGAGGCAGAAGAGAGAAAAGAGATGATTTTATCAATAATACTTATTATATCTTTTATACTTTTCTTAATTGGTTCTGGTGGCGCTTACATGTGGTATCTTGGTTGGATAGATTTAGGAGACTTGTTTTAATGGCAGTAACAATGGAAAGACTTCTGGCTTGGAAGATCATGCCCAGACTTATGATGTTGGTGATGAGTATAATGTACATCCGTGTGATTGAATGGGGAATGAGCCTTGACGACTTGAGTACCCAACAGAGTGCTATGATTAGTGTCGTTAGTGGTGCTATGACGGGTACAATAGCCGTTTGGCTGGGGAGTGAAAAGAAATGATGAGTATTATAACAAGCCTAGCTGGACTAGCTACAAGTGTTATCGACAGTAAGACACAAGTTAAGTTGACTGAGGCTGAAATAAAGAAGAAGCAACTGACTGGTGAGATCGACTGGGACATTGAGGCTATACGAGCTACCCAGAATAGTTGGAAAGATGAGTGGATAACTCTACTGTTCAGTATTCCCCTGATACTAGCCTTCTGTGGTGATTGGGGTAATGATATTGTACAAGCAGGGTTTGCAGCACTTGAGACTATGCCAAAGTGGTATCAGTATTCCCTCGGAGGGATCGTGAGTGCCAGCATAGGCATGAGATCAATATCGAAGTTCTTCGGTAAGTAATACTACAATAAAACACAAAGAAGCCGTAGGTATCCACTCAAGGACGCCTACGGCTTTTCTGATTCTAATGGTTAGTCTTTTCTCTCTAGTGCCTCTGATCTATGTATTACATTAGCTAGACCCTCGTATAGTGTCTCTACGTCTTTACTCATCTGACCTAACTGATAAGCACAGTAGGCACCGACAAAGATGTTAGCTATAAGGATTGCTTCAAACAGTGTCATTTGCTTTCCTCTAGCTCTGCTAAACGGTCAAGATACCAAGTAGCTTTCTTGAGGTCTTCTAGTCCGTTCTTATACCGCCAACGGTGGAGATACTTGGCTATATTCCCTCGGAGGTATCCTATGTATTCTTCTGGTGTCAGGAAGTCTTCTATGTACTCAATACACTCAATCTTACCAGAGCCGTAGTGCGGTGGGTTGTTTACATTATCTACTTCGTCGTACTCATGTTGCTTAATCATATCAGGCTTTCTATCTGCATGTACTAGGTTTTCCATATTCCATTTAGCCACTATAACTTCTCCTTTACAAATGCCTTGACCCACATGGCTGTGATGTCAGACCTTACGATGTCATCGACAGTAAACTCAATAATGTTCACAGGCAACATATGCTTCTTAGCGATATGAATAACCTTCGTCAGACCATCCGCTTCTTTAAGATCACTCTGTTGAGCATCCCCGTTTAGTACAATCGTAGTTCCTTCACCCACCCTTGTCAGCAGCATCTTAAGTTCATGCAGGGTGATGTTCTGTGTTTCATCGACAATAATAAAGGCGTTCTCAAAGCTACGTCCGCGCATCAATGCCATAGGTGCAACTTCGATGTTACCATTCTTAACGCCTGTTTCCACTGCACCCTTACCCAAGTGCTTTTCTAGCACGTCTAGCACTGGCAATGCCCAAGGCATAGTCTTCTCGTGCAAGTCACCCTTGAGGAACCCTAGCTCCCTTCCTACAGCTACGTGAGGACGTGTGATAACGATCTTGTCTACCTTCTTAGCTGTGTATAGATCAGCAGCGTAGGTCGCTGTTACATACGTCTTACCAGTACCTGCTGGACCTAAGATGAATACCTGCTGACTTTCCTTTAGGGCTTTGATTAGCTCACCCTGCATGACAGTCTTTGGTACTAACCCAGAGGTCTTCTTCTTAGCTGCGCCCTTGTACGTAGTCTCACGTTTAGTCTTCTTGGGCTGTTGTTGTACCAACTTAATATTCCTTCTTGTTATTGATGAAACCCATCAAGGTCTCAAGCTCTCGGAAGCCACCAATATGGTTGCCATCATGAGCAAAGATTTGAGGTACGGTCTTGATGTTAGCCTCTTTCATAAGAGACAGAACCCACTTGTTTGGAGGGGACTCTACGTTGAAGACTACATAGTTGATCTTATCTAAGTCCATAATAGCCTTAGCTTTGTCACAATACTTACAGTTGTTACGGGTAATGATAGTATACATAGTCTCTCCTTGGGTTAAGTGAGCAGTTTAAACACATGCTCAGGTAGTCGGGGTTACACCAAGTCAACAATCTCACAGCTATCCCCAGAACAAGCTAATGTCTGACTTCCTGCTGTGTTGTCTTCTACTTCATAGTCCGATAGTTTACCCCAGTCAATAGCCTTTGGCATAACTGACAGTAGCATCTCATACTCTGATCTACCTACGTCTTGATAGGGTGCCTGTTGATATGTGTGTTCGCTGAACGGTAAGAACGACACACCAGACATTTCATCAAAGTATTTGTAGACGTATGCACCTACCTCTAACCACTCATCAGCCTTGACGTTAATTGTCACGGAGGGCTTATGTTCACACCAACTACGCTGGTAGGCCAACCACATATCCAACTGCTCAATAGCAGACATATCAGCCGTACAAGTTGCACCTGTGGGTGCTTTCATAGGGAAGCTGAATACTGTCGTCTGATCAGGCTTAAACACGTCAGGCTCATTAGGGATGCCTTGATCCTTCATAAACTGTGTCAGAGGGTCTTTATTGTCACCTCGGACGGTGCGGATATAGTAGGGACTGTGACGGGCGTGGATTCCACTGGCGCTGTCAACCAGCTGCGAAACGGTCCCGCTAGGCTTAACACAGCTGATAGCAGTAGCAACAGGGATACTGAGACGGTCAGCCCATTCCGCATTGGTAGCCACAGCAATCTTTTTAAGGTGGTCAAGTGTCTTCTCCAGTCCGTTGTTCTTGGTTGTCATTAACGGGTTGTCCATGATGCCTGTCATAGATACGCCCAGCAGTCGCTCTTCTTCTGTGTTCTTCTGCCATATCTTACGCAAGTATGGGAACTTGGTATGCGTAGACTGGATAGTGCCAAGGATCGTTGCAATACGAACCTTACGTTCTAGGGTCTCCAGAGTATCAGTAGCACGTACCACACACTCGGTTAGGTTGCAAAATTGGTACGGGCGCAAAATTATTTCGCTGCAAGGATTCGTCCCGAACTCGTAGTCTGGATCACGACGACCATTCTTAGCTGCCTGTACCTTAGATGCTTGGCGGTTAAAGATACCACGTTCACCTGATCCACTTTCTACTAGGGACATCCACTCCTTCATAAACGATAAGCTGTCTGGCTTTTCTGTATAGGACACAGAGTTGTTAGCCAATGCACGTTGTGGTTCGTTTTCCCACCATGCACCAGACTTAGCTGAACGCATACGATCATCAGATAGGTTAGACAAAGAGATCATAGCGGATCGACGTACACCTCCTACAACAACTACTTCACCAATCTTACACATGATGTCGTGACACTCAATAGACGACAGCTTACGACCTTTAGCATCTGCGAACTTACGGACGACAAAGTTAAACAAGTCGATAAGAGGTGCTGGACCTGATGCACGACCACCGAACGTCTTTAGCTTTGCACCAGCTGGTCGTACCTTAGATACGTCCCACTTCGGAACCTCACCACTGTACAGCAATGCAATGACCTGACGTAGAGCCTTAGCCCAACCTTCTTTGCTGTCCTTAACAACGATCGTTGTGTCACTGTTAAACATAGCGGCTGGTACTTCTGGTAGCTTACTGATGAACTGACGCTCTACAGAGAACCCTACGCCTGTACCACACAACAGGATGAACATAGCCTCGTCAAAGGACTTAACGTCATCTACAGGCATGTAGCTACAATTGTAACCTGCCGTATTGTCCCGATTAAATGCTGGACCTGCTGTCATCAATGCTCTCATAGAAGGCATGACCTCAAGGTTTAAGATGGCCTCTTCAATGTCGTTAATGTAGCTGTCTACCCCTGTGATTGGCTTTACTAGGTTATCCATGTAACGACCTACCGTCTCGCCCCATGTTTCACGACGACCTTCACGCTCTAGCCAACGTGCATAACGTGACTTGTGAATGAATGACTGGTAGTCTGTTGGTAGATAGTTGTTGCTCATTTTAATTCTCTTCCTCGGTTATCTTTATCTTCATCTAGCCAAACCAAACGGTCAATGTCTGATCTGCTCATACCAATGTCATTTAGCTCTCGGTCTGTCAACATGTTAAGTTGCTTGATCGCTCTACGGTGTTCCCGCCATGTAGCTAGGAAGTTTACGTATCTCCAAAACCATGTCATCGGTTATCTCCACTTCCTTGAATTACATCTCGTTTCTTACGGCTTTGCAACTTGTCTATGTTAAGACCCGCAATTTCGTCTAGGTTATAACCAATGTCATTACATATGTTAGCTAGATACCAGAGGACATCTCCCAGTTCTTTTGCTACCTCATGTCGATTAAACACCCCGTCACGAACTTGCTTCTTAACCTTCTCGGCAACCTCCCCAGATTCCCCACACAGACCCAAGGTCGGGTACAAAACCTTGTGCGTTGCAGGGTATATAGCGAAGCTAACCGCCTTGTTCTGATATTCTTTAAAGTCCACTATATAGTCCTACCATAAAACTCTGTTGCCCTTGTTGGATCAGCGTAAGCATCAAAACAATACCAAGAGCAGTTGTCTTTCCCTACGCTCTTGCTACCCTCTATCCACTTAACTCTGCCAACGCTTACTACTTTAGTACAATACGACATAAACCATGCCGACTGCTTTGTGTGCATCCAATCAGCATCAAACAATAACCAAGTTGGACATCTGTACATCCAGTGAGAAATCATCGGATGTAGTATCTTTCTATCCCAAGGTGGGTTTGTGATGCAATAGTCAACTACTCCCCTCCCTCCAAAATCCAGAGTAAGAGCATCAAAGGTAAATACATCAGGGTGTCGTGGATCAATGTCGCAAGCATATAAGCACTCCCCATGCCCTCCAGTCAATTCATCTATATGTTGTATCAACCTAGCATCACCCGCACATGGCTCTACGTAATCAAACGTGTAAGGCAAGTGCGGGATCAGTGGCTCAACAGCAGATATTGGTGTTGGGTAGTAATCACGTTCAACTCTTTCGAAGTTACTACGCTTTCCCATACATCCCCTTTAGTGTTGCCTGTGATATAAACTGTGGCTCATACATACCGTTAGATACCTCACGCTTAACAACTACTCCAGACCACCACTCTTTGTTGGCTTGCCCTGCCCATCCCTCTGCTGCACCCTTATAGCAGCCAGCGACAAGTCCGATAACACCGTTAGGGTGCGAAGCATCTTTAAACTTAAGGTCACGTTTATGGCTGTGGCCGCAAGTAGAGCTGTGGTGACGATGAGCCAGTAGCCCGTTAGCATGGTGCATACCAGACATAGCAGACCCAAAGTTGCCGCTACTAAAGAAGTGCGCGTAAGAGACGCCATCGTAGTCAGCAATCGCTGGTGCTGAGTTTTCATACTCATGGTATTCATCGAACCAGTGCTTTGTTTGAAGATGCCCGAAGGAAATCCCGTACTTGCTTCCCTCCAGTCGGGGGTCTGTCCTGATGGCTTTCTTGATGCGTTGCTCATGGTTTCCCTCAAATCCAAAATAGTTAGGCCGCTTGCGCTTATGATGTCTGAACTTCCATCGGATACGCTCCTGTGCGTCATTGTAGTGATTGATGTCAGCTTCATAGTTCTGGCTAACGATTGCCTCTGGGGAACGAGTGTCAAATGTATTTAATGACCGCATGTCAGCGCCATCCCCCAAGTCAACAACATAGTCAGGTTTGAGGTCATATAAGAACTCTCCCAACCAGTTGAAACGCTCATTGTCCACGGAAGGATCAACGTGAGCGCAACTAAAGACTACTACTGTTTTACTCATCTACTGCCTCCATTTCCATCAGGGCGACACTTACGTGGAACCCGATCTCTTCCAGCTGTTCTTTGTTTAGATTAAGTAGTTGTGTTAGTAAGCTATTCACTTCAACCATTCGTCTGGTATCCTTTTGTCTGCATAAATGAACCCGTGTTTGTCACACCAGTCACCATATGTTGATTTAGCACCCTTGTTCAGCTTTCCTCGACTGTTACTAAACACAAAGCGTATGTCTAACTTAGGGTGCTGCTCCTTTACTTTCAAGTGTTTCTTTCGATCAGCAGCTACAAACCGTCCTTTAGATTCAATTATGATGCCATTGGGCAATACGAAATCAGGCGTGTAACTCTTATTCTCGTTTAATATCCACCTAATCTTCATCTTTTCGTACTCGAAGGTTACTCCCCTTTTCTTAAGGTCAACAGATATGTCATCTTCAAGTCCTGATCGGTATCCGTTTCTTATTGCGTGTTGTCGTCGTTCACTGGTGGCTGCCATAACTGTCCCTCATATCTACGTAACCAAAGTAACCTAGCGTTCTCAATGATACGATCTGTATCACCGTCATAGGCTTTCACACAGGCTTCCCAGAGGTCATCCACTGACTTACAGTTCGCAAGTAGCTTCTCTGCTTTCTTAGGGCCAATTCCTCTCAGCCCCTTGATGTTGTCTGCTGCATCCCCTGTCAGTATCTGGGTGTAGAAGAACAGGTCTCCCTTCCACTCACTAACCTGTGTCCAGTCTTTCCTGTTAAAGTTAAAGTGCCAGCAGGGTATTTGTAGCATGTCTTTGTCGATTGATGCGACAACAGTATTAGGTCCGCACCGTGTAGCTTCTATTGCTATTAGGTCATCAGCTTCTTCTCCTTCACTTACGATTGCACCAAACTTCTTTACCATATATTCACGTACATGACGTAGGTGCTTAGGCTTGTCTGCTGCTTTCCTGTTTCCCTTGTAGGGATAACTCTTTGCTACCTCAAACCGAAAGTTGTTAGGCCCAGTCAGATACACCTCAAATTGGTCTGGCGTAACGAAGTCTAACGTAGCCTCAAGGACGAAGTCGAGGAGTACTTCTACTTTCTCTTCCGCGTCCTTGGGTAAATCGTCTTGAGTGGCAAAGGCTGCGCGATAGGCCAAAATATCGCCATCTACTAGAACCTTGCCTTTAGCCATTAGAAGCCGCCAAAGACCATAGAGCCATCGTCCTTCTCGAAGGCTACATCTTCTACGTAACCATAACCTCCCGCTCGTGCTGCGTCTGCAAAGGCTTGTCCTAGCCCGTAGAGGTCATCAATGTTACCTCGTACCACTGTTGTGCTACCATCGAACCCATCGTCTTTACTGTCTGCTGTAAATGTAATAGATACTTGCATTAGAACCCACCCTCATCATTGTCTGCTTCATACTTAAGGTGGTCGGTAACTAGAACCTTTTCCATAGTTGTAATCTTACCGTCCCACACATCGAACTTCACTGTAGCCTTTGAGCCATTACCAATGAGACCATCTGCATCCCAGTCCCAGTTGACATACTCTCCGTCAACCATCTTGAGAACCGCTGGAGCGCCTGTAACAACTCCCTGCTCTCCTGTCTCCTGATTTCGGAACTTAGGGTTAAAGTGAGGTCGTGTCGCCTTGTAGAAACCCTTACCTTCCTTACTGGTCTTAAACAGTTGCGCTTGTAGTCCCTTGTTTGGGATGCCGTCAGCAACCATCTTATTCTTTGTTTCATCGTCAATGACGCAGTTAACAACGTAGATGCCTTGCTTTGCATCAAAGTTATTTGCCATATCAGAACCGTCTCGTGGTCCCATGTCGCGGTCTTCTTCCCGCAACTTAGTCCACTCTAGTTCACACTCTACATAAACTTTCTTGCCCATTGAATTTCCTTTCAGTCGGGGTGTCGTACTATACTATATAGACCCAAATCGTATTCTCACAAGTAAATAAATAAAATATTTACCTAGTGAATATCTGCATATGTATTACCAAATTGTACGTCTGTTCCCAGAGGTACGTTTAGCTTTACCTTATCGTTTAACTTGATAGCTGCATCGTGCATAACCTTCTCTACTGCATCCTCATCTCCTTTCTTTACTAGGGCAATCACCTCATCGTGAAACTGCCCGACACACTTAATTCCGTTCTTACGACACAAGGCAACCCATGTATCAAAACAGAACACTCCAGTGCTTTGGTTAAGCGTACTGAAACGATCCTTCTCGCTCCGTAAACTGTGCCAAAATCCTGACACTGGGTTCTTGAGCCACATGCCCTCAAACAACTCCCTTGTCTTTGCTCCTGTAGCTACCTTCTCAATGGCCCAGTTACGTGACCAGAAGGCATCTAAGAGGGTCTGACTAGCCTTCTTACTCATGCCAGTACCTCGTGCAAGTGCTGCTGCTCCAATGCCATACGTGGCGCTGTAGTTAACAACCTTGTAGTTCTTACGTAACTCCTTAAGTGACCTCTCACCAGAGTTGTGCATGTCGATGTCACCCTGATTGATAAGACCTGCGTGTAGTGCTAAGTCTAAGTGAGGGTCAAACCCTTCCTTGCTCATAGCTTCTACATACTCAGGATCGTATGGCTTCATGTAGTGACGCTTTGTCGTATCCTCTAGTGATGTCATGTCAGCACCGCATAACACATAACCTTCTGGTGCAATCAGGCAACCTCGGATCACATCACCATAAGGCTTGTCTACGCTCGGTAGGTTCACCAGTGGCTTGAAGTGCTTGAAGCGGAACGTGTTAGTTAGTCCAGCGACACCAGCCTGTAGATAACCGTCTGTGTGGCCCTCTAAGAAGCTCTTTAGTATCCCTGCACGGTGAGTAAGAACAGTAAGGCCATCAAGCAGGTCAACAGCAGCATCATTAATAGAAAGTTGCCTAACGCTACTACATAAGTCAGAGCCTTTGCGTACTTGCTCAATCTGTCTCGTGTCTCCACTTTTCTTATCCCTTACGAACTTAAATGTACGTGGTTCCCAACCTAAAGACCGTAGCCAGTCCTTAACCTGATCGTTAGAGTTAGGGTTGCCACGTTCCTCACCTGTCTTAACCTTAAAGCCTATCGTCGTCACAGACTGCTTGTACTCCTTGCAGAGAGCCACCCACTTCTCACCGTGTGATGATAACTCTCCGTCTTTCTTGTGCATAACCTTTGGCTTTGTTGCCATACGTTCTAGGATACGCTTAGGCATAGCATCTGCGAGTTGCTCAACCTTCTCCTCTTTGAGACGGCTAATTTCGTCGTAGGCTGCTTGTGCCTTTGGTACGTCTAATTTCCACTGTAGCTCTTCCTGTTCCCTAGCGCAGTCTAGCTTGAACGTCAGGTAGTCAATTAGTCGATCTTTCTCTGTTGGGTCTTGGTACAGTTTGTTTAACTTAAGGTCTAAGTCTCGTAGTAGTCGCACGTTGATCTTAACGTCCTCGTCGCACCTGTGAGCGTATTCCTCTGGTGTTAGGTTGTTCCAGTCCTTAATCACTGGCTTAGGCACTCCGTACTCCTCTCCGTAGCCCTCAAGACCATGCTTCATACGTCCGTGGTTGATGTACCAGCTTAGTGCCAGTGTATCAATCATACGTGATTCAATCTTAATGCCTAGTATCATTTCCACTGCTGGGGCATCAAAGCGAACTAGATTATGTCCCGCAAGAGTTTTACGTGTGGCAAAGAACTCACGCATTTCGTCGTAGTCATGCGTGTGATGAGTAGCCTTTCCGTCATCAGAGTAGCTCAAGACATGAATCTTGGTCATCTCATTTAAAAGACCATCTGTTTCAATGTCGAATACTGTTGTCATTCTTATACTTCCCTTAATGTAAACGTATCTAAGTTAAATCGCATTGTTCCCGCTGCACCCTCTTCTGAGCATGGGCGGTTCTTCTCAACGCGAATGTGTGTCGTGTTTCGTTCCTCTAAGCTATCTGCTTCTTTCTCTCGTGACAAGTCAATAACGACAGAAGCACGTTGTCCAATCATCTTGCAATACTTAGGGTCGCCATTGTCATTCGTGTGAGCAATAGTTACGATCCCTACGTTAAGCTCTGCTGCCAGTTTAGACAGACGGATGGATAGATCAGCAAGCATTGCCTCTTTACCTTCCTCAGATGACCCTACCACTACGTCTTGGATAGGCTCAAAGAATACGAACTTACAGCCACAGGCTTGACTAAAGTATCTGATCTGGTCGCATAGCTCTTCTGCACCCTGTCCGTCACCCATAAAGAACTGATAGTACAACTCATCCTTCGTTAGCTTCTGGATAGCTGCAATGACCTGAGCGTTGGCTCCCTTCTCCTCAATCAAGTCCCTGCGTGTCAGGTTGTCATTACACTCATAAGACACAAGACCTAGCAGAGAGCGTAACTTAGTCTCCTCTACGTGCATTGCAGCGATTGGTACACCCTGCGAGATCATGTTGTACTCAAGGTATCGCATCACCTCAGTCTTACCAATTCCTGTTGGTGCCTTAATCACTGTGAAGTGACCCTGCATCAGCCCCAGTATCTTATCGTCTAGTGCTTGTATACCCGTTGGTATATACTCATGCTCTGGTGCATCCTGATACAGCGACAGGAAGTCTTCTGTAGTGTTCATCACGTTCTCAGGTGTGTACTTACTTGCTGCCCACCATGCGCTCTTGAACTCTGCACCCTTGCCATTCTTTAGGAAGTCATTGGCATCTTTGTACGGGTGATGATTGACACGGTAGACCTTGTTAGGGAACAACTTAGCAATCTTATCAGCAAGAGCATTGCCAGCATCGTCTGTGTCTACTGACAGAACGATCTTCTGGAAGCTATCTAACCACTCCTTACAGTTCTCCCAGAGCTTCTTAGAGGGCGTAGCAGAGGGTAGAGACACAACAGGGTTAGTGTAGCTGCCCTTGAGTATCTGAGCCACTGAGATAGCGTCTAGTTCACCCTCTGTGATCGTAACCATCTTAGAGCTACCAGCAGTGAACAGGTTCATACCAAAGAGTTCATCACCCTTGAACCCTGACTTAGCGTAGAAGCCTTTCTCCTTAAGGTTACGTACCTTAATTCCCCCGCTGGGGTACACGTACTCTTGACGATCACCGTAGGTCAGAACTCCGTAGTCCTCCATTGTGCGGCTCTGGATGCCTCGCATGGTTTCATACTTTCCATCGCTGGGGGTCTCGATCAGCTTTGGTGTGAATGTCATCTTGTTATCTCCTTTTGTCGGGTACTTCTCATCCGCCCAATCGAAGGTCTTTCGACTGGATGGATAACCTTGTCCACAAGCGTGGCACTTGCCGAAGCCTTCGTCGTTATAACTAAAGGCGTCAGAAGAGCCACACGTTTCATAGGGACACTCTTGGTGGGCATGTTCAGCCATGTGGCTCTCCTTTGTTTATTTTATTACTTAGTAGGCAGTTCGTCTACGTAATGGTCTGGGGCGACAAGATCACCTTCATCCACAGACAGAGCGCCCTTAAGGTAAAGCTGCGCGGTGGTTTGAAATACAAACTGCTTCTTCTGCAAAGCCGCCGCCATGCTTACACGTTTATTCCAAGCAGCAAATGTTGACTCTGGGTAGTTACTTACTGCCCAATAGAATGGTACATAAGCATCCACTTCACTACAGTACGTGGGGGAGTTTAGCTCTTGGACGACATCATCTTTTGCAAAGGCTTGGCTCCGCAGTTGTGTAGCCTTTGTGCTGCTAAGGCTTCTTGCCCCAGCTTCTACTGCATCTCTCGGAGTCTTACGATCTCCATAGAATTTAAATACTGAACGCTCACGCATTTTCTCAATCGCGAAGTCGAATAGGCTCTGTTGATTTTCCATTGTCGGGTTCCTTTAGTTTAGTTGCTGTTTAGTGGTTTCGGCAGAAAAGTCTTCACGTAGGTCATTAAGTATGTCTGACATCTTGTGTAAGGCTTCGGTCTTTAACCCTAGTGGGTCAGGGTACATGAAAGCTAAAAGCTCTCTTTTGATGTCCTTTTCGTCAAACTTTGTACACAGTGTCTCCATTAGTCCTACAAACGCTGGGCCAACGCTACGTATGTCAGTCTCTTTTTTGTCCCTAGCTATGGCATTAAGATCAACCACAGTGGGGGCGACAGTCTTGTTAATAGCCTCCTTTTGTTTTTGTCGTCTGTCCTTTACGACCTCCTTAGCCTCTTTGTAGCCTTCTGGTGTTGTAGCTTTGGCTGCTAACTCAGGGTCTGCCATGATCTCCTTTCGGTCTTTCTCCCATCGGTTGACTGTCATTCGACTGACCCCAAGAGCATCAGCGTGGTCTTCTTGGGACGGAACCGTTGTAACATCTGTTACATCGGTAGAGTTTTGCTTTAAACTGTCCTCTCGTTTACGAACACCCAAGGCAGTGGAACGTTGAGCGTAGAAGAAATTCTTAGCTTCCTCACTCCAATGACCACGATTTACCTGCTCCTTGGTAACCTCTTTGACAGCTTCCTCACGGGTGCCTTGGAACTCAGTAAAGATTGGATCAACACCAGCCTTAACCGCAGCTAAATATCTATGACGACCATCAAGAATCTTACCTTCGTAGATAAGTATGGCATGTTTTCTGTCAAACCCGCCATCTTCCATATTCTTGGCTATCTTACCTACAGTGCTTTCTATGAATGGTGACCATAAACAAATCTCATGGTACTGCCATTCTGGTTTATCTGGCAACATACTTGCCAAGTATTCATTATCATCCATAACCTTATCCTTTAGTTATTACTTGTTGTTGTTAACACTTAAGATAACTTAAGTTATAACTTGTGTAAGAAAACTTACAAGGTACATCTTACTATATAGACCCAAACTTAATTCTCACAAGTCACGAATTGTTACACTTTAGACATTTTATACAATGCCTCATCCTCCCAAAGGGCTACAGCCTGTTGTCTAACCCCATAAAACACTGATACTTCATCCTGTGTCATGTCTTTAAAGTATCGCATGTTAATCACATCCTTTTCTTTGTCGTTTAAGTTCTTTAGTCCCTTTTCTATGTAGTCCTTTCGTTCATAACTAGCTGTACAGTCCTCCACTGTACCCATGAACTCCTCATCAAACTCCACTGTTGTAGACTTCAAAGCGACATCAAGAACTCTCTTGCCCTCCTCCGAGTAGTTCTGACCTGTGTACTCATTGCCCAATGCCACCTCTGTAGCTGACCTAGACGAAGGAATAGTGACAGCCTTTGTCTTTACGTTAATATAGTCATACATGGCCTTGTTAGCTCTACGGTACAGACTGGCTGGATATTCGTCAGGTGTAGTCTCTAGCCGCTCATAGACAGCCAGAACACCCTCTGATACTAAGTCGTCATTCATGTGGGGTCGCCTGTACTTACGTGACAGCTTCTCACACATGACTACTATTTCGTCTGTGGTCAGCTTCTTTACTTGCGTCTTTTCCATCTATTCTGCTCTCGTGTTGATTACGAATACTGGTGTTATCGGCTGCAACTCTCGTAGCTTCGCTGCGCCATCGTTGGCTTTCTGGTAAGTCATCAACGGCAAGTCTAAGTTAACGACAGTGCCGTTAGCTGTCTCTGTTGCTATTGCAAATGTCTTCATTAAAGTAGCTCCTCGTATTTGTTAAATAGTTGTTCAAACTTCCACTGATAAACCTGCTGCATACCCATGAGTGCGTTCATTAGTTCGTCAGGTGTAGGGTCACGTTCACCATCACCAATCTGTCTGAACACTGTCTCAAGATCATTACAGACTGACCAGCAGTCCATTATCATTGGCTCTAAGTCACGTAGTTTAGTCATTCCCAACTCCTTCAAGTGCTATCCACGATACAGGAAATAGTTTCAACATTTCTTTGTCAACACCAAGGGCTACCTGTTTACTTTCGTGTTGGGTATCTGGTGTAATCCTGAGCCTACACATATCAGCAAAGGCATCAAGGCTACCTGACCAGTACCATTCAGTCATCATCGACTGTGGCAGTACCATACGTGCTTGCTCAGGGGCTACCCCATCATGGATCATCTGGTCATACAGGTCTAAGACTTGGTTCATCGTTGAGTCAGTCCACAAGGGCGGTTGACATACACCAGAAGACCCTTGCTTCTTATCAGCAGACTTACCACGCCACACATCAGGTGTGTAGAACTCAGGTGGGTTATCGACATAACGACGACTGATCTCATTCCACCGTAGGAACTTATGCTTAACCAACTGACGTGCTACGAAGACAGGTGCCTTGACGTGAAAGGATGCAAAGGCATGTCCGAAGGGTGACAGGTGCTTGTGCTTGGCTAGGTATGCGATTAGTCCTTTGTCACCTTTACTCAGGTCATAGGTGCCTTGGATCAAGTCAGTACATATTAGCTTAGACTTTTTCCCAAAGGATACCCGTGCTGCGTTTACTACGGACAGGTCACTGCCCATGTGGTCTACGTATGTTACTTCAATCATCTATTGTAACTCCAATACAATCCATTGTTTCTTGGTTATCGTTAACTATTACAGATGCCTCTTTCAATGCACTCTTGCATAGCGTCTCGTTATCGTATGTCCCAACGGTGTAATATCTAACACCTTGTTCTGGGTACACAGAAAACCACATTAGTATCCAAACTACATTCATCAGTAGGGAACCTCTCCGTTTTCGTCGCGGGGGTCATTAAAGTAATTCTTAACAAGTAGGTCTGGGTAAACGTGCTTAGTGTCAGCGACAGCCTGTAGTTCTCCTAGCATAGTTGCTGGTAGAATACCCATGTCTCGTAGTTGCATCTCAAGTTCTAGTGTCATCGTCTTATCTCCCTGCGGGTGCTGTGTAAAATATGTGGTCACCTATGCGACCATCCAAGTGGTACTGTTTTAGCCAATATGGCTTAACATAAGTAGCGTGATAGTGCGTACTAGTCAACCCTAACCTAACACCTTTTATAGTAGATATAGCTATTTCTTCAGCAATATCAATGGCTTTCCTGTCACCTACGTTACTTGTGTACTTACGATAGTTATCAGACTTTCCATCGTGGGTGAACGAGAACTGACTTGGTTGGAACACTACGGCACAGATTTCGTCGGGCCATCGGGGTGAGCTTACCCTGTTCATTACGACCCCAGCGACGGCTAATTGCCCTTGGATCGGCTGGTCTCTGGCCTCAAAGAATATAGCTGCTGCAAGGCACATCATTGGGGTCATCATTTGTCATTCTCCCGTAGCCACTTTTTGATGTCTGCTGCTACCCATGCTGGTGCATCGTCTTCCCAGTAGTTAATCATTATCTTCTTCCTTAACTGATTCAAGTGAGGCTAAAATTGTAGGCGACCCAAAAAGAATATTTCTTCCTAGTGCGTCATCTAATGATACCTTAGCTCCCTCAAGTTTATGCCTCGATTGCTCTAGTAGGACAATATTATTTCTAAAGTCATAAAGTGCTTCCTCATACCTTAATCTAGCCATTCGGGCTAACTTAACATGAGACATTATTTCACGTTCCGCAGATATCATCATCATCAGTTGATCTCCACTACAGCGTCTTCGTGAAAGCATTTCCATGAAGCTTCAACGACAGAATAGATAGGCACATAGCCGTTGGCCTTCATGGTTTCGCTGATGACACGACCCTTAGCATTGCCAATGATGTGTGATGCTGGACGGAACAACCCGTTAACCTTACGCTCACTGCCATCTTTCTTGATGAAGGTAACAGAGGCGAAACGTGTACCACGAGCTTTGATTGCGTCACGTACTGTTGTGCGGTTCATTTTGTTAGTCATTGTGATATTCCTTTGTTGATTGCTTCTGTAACCTGTTTAAGTGATTCGGTGGGTAGTGTCAACAACAACCTCACTCGTCTTCAAGTTCTCCTTCAACTTCGCTTGTATCATTGTAACAGTTATTGCACACGCCATATTCATCAACCATATCCTCATCTACTACTCGACCACAGTGGTCACACATCTCTTTGTTCATCTTATGTAGCATTATGTCTTCTCCTTTACTGGTGATCCTGTCCAAGACTTTATAGACATCCAGTCAAATGTATAGTTATTTCCTATGTGGTCAAATGCAGCCCAGTATTCTGCTGCTTCTCGTGACATCTCATCCCACACCCATGTGCATGGTATGTCACCTAAACGGAACCTTTCGGTGTTACCAGATGCAAACATCATCTCGACTTCGACATCAACAAGTATTTCTGTTTGGCGGCTCATTTGATTTCTCCTTTAATCATGTTCCACGCTTCCCACTTGTCAATCTCTGTGACGACAAGGTTCTTAGATAGTGATGAGTGGGCGACAAACAAGTCTGCATCACTGCGCATCAAGAAAGTTCCCATAAGAATTATCTGTCCTTCGTCTTCAAAGTGTACTGTAAATAACATTTGATACTCTCCTATCTAATTCCCTCGGTGGGGTGTTAACTTCTACGAATCACCTTACATAATTCCCTCGGCGGGGTCAAGGATTATTTCCACTGGTGGTCTCTAATTCCCTCGGAGGGGTCATTTTCCATCGGTGGGGGTCACGGTCATTTTCCACTGGAGGGGTCATTTTCCACTGGAGGGGGTCTGTGGTATTTGTGCAACTGTGACATTTTTGCCGATTTTGGTGTGGTTTTTGGGTCACAGTGACATTTTGACAACACTTGGCAGAAAACATATTTGCCACATTGACGTGACATATTTGCAACGTGATATTTAAGCAACGATTCGGTAAAACATAAATACCACACTTGACGTGACATTTCTGCAACGTGACAGATTCGCAACAAGTACGAAAAAGTGTGCTTGTGATATTTTTACAACGTGACATTTGAGTAACGTGACAGAAATACATGATTCGGTAAATATGTCATAATGCCGCATTGACAAGCAGATTCACGATTCGTTCTATTTTTTATAGCCATGTGTTTTTTGCATAGCTGCCATGTGTTTTTTGCATAGCTATTTCAATAGGGCGTCAGTCCATTTTAACAAAATTTTTTGATATAGTCTAATCACGAAATATTTCAATATGTTACAAAAATATGGGTTTTGATCACTTTTTTAGTAAATAGTGAGATTCCGCTTAGAACGCGACGAATCACTTTTTTGATATAGGACTAAGCGGGACACTAGCGGCGTTCTAAGGGCCGTTCTAGGGCTTTCCAGATGCTATTGACGAATCGTTCTTGCATGTATAGCGCGCGCCCGTCCGCGATTCTTTATATACTCAACAAAGTTTTTACCTTGTTCATTTTAGGGCTTGTGATGGTTCTGAATTGCCCCTAGTGTGATTCTTGTAAGGGGCGCAGCCTGTGCCCTTGCTTTTAACTCTGGTTCCCGAAAGGTTCCCAATATGTCAAATAATAAATCTTTCCGTTTCGTTCTTATCGGTCAAACTTTCGACAATCTTGACGGCAAACGCTACGAAAAAACCAATAGCCAATACGCGAAACCTTTTGGAGGCGGTAAGGCTGTTAAATTAGCTAAAGACTTTTATTGCGTAAATGTTAGCGAGTGGGGTTGAGTCTATGTCAGTTTATATCACCTCCACTCAAATCAACCTACTAAGCAAAGTCTCCGAAATAGTTAAATCAAACGGCCTTGGTTTTTCGGGCGTTTATCCAACGGACTCCATCAACGTTTATATTGTTTCAACATGGGGCGATGTTACTTATCAAACCGTCAACGCAATCACGCGCGAAATTAGAGAAACTAAGCAATCTGAATTTGCCGCCTTTGTGGAAGGTAAACGCTAATGGTTCGCTTAATGCTTACTGGCTACGTTTTGATAGCCCTTGTCGCCGCTTTTAACCTTGGTCAATCAACAACATTCTATAGCGATGGAATCCTATTGGATACGCCCTATCTTACTTACTGGTTAGATTATGATGGAGTCGATCAATGAGCTTTTTTGAGGCTAACCTAATTTTAGCGGCATGTTTTGCCCTATCCGTAACCCTAGTTATTTGGTGGAATGTATGAAACACGAACAAAAATGCCGCGCCTTGATCCGTTCTATTGTGCGTGATGCAAGATATACCGAGTCGACTGTCGTTCTAGTTAAATGCGAGGGCGAGCCATTGCAGAATGAACAACTTGAAAAGAGTATTATAGACGCTGTTTTTAGTGTTGATGAATCACAACTGGTTTTCATTGACCTTTATACGCAACGGACTCTTGGTTCTATTTCTATCGTTCTGGAATACGACTCAGCGCCTTGTGAAATAGTCCAAGATTTTAGCGCCAACGAATACACCGAAACACTGATCAGAAAAGCGGAGTCCAAGATATGATACGTCAAACAATCATCTTGTATCGCGGCCCTAGTCTAATCAATGGCAAGCCGATTGTGGCCCTTGCGCAATCCGACTCAAACAATTCCAAAACGGGCAACATGGTGCAAACCTTTATTTTGTCGGATGAAATGGACCCGTTAACGGCGAGTAGGACGGGCGCGGATGAATCTATCTGTGGCGATTGCCCGCATCGCGGCAAGGCGAACGACAACGACAAAGGGCAAGCAACTGATCGAACCTGCTACGTGACGTTAGCACACGCGCCGCTTGGCAAATATAAAGCGTTGAAAAAGGGCGTCTATGGTAACGCCGTGGCAAGCCGTCAAGAAATTGTGGCGTTCGGTGCTGGTAAGGGCGTCCGATTGGGTACGTATGGCGATCCGTGCGCCGTAGATAATAGCGTATGGAAATCCCTAACAAGCCGCGCAGAATATCAAACGGCTTACACACACGGCGCTGTTAACCCGTGGCCGCAGGGCATTATGTCAAGCGCCGATAGCGCCGAAATTGCGCAATCCATGTGGGACAAGGGCGAACGTACCTTTCGCGTGGTCGCTAGTGTTGCCGATATTATCAAGGGCAAAGAAGTGTTGTGTCCCGCTAGTGAAGAAGCTGGTCGCAAGGCAACGTGCGCAACGTGCAAGTTATGTGGTGGCGCTAGTATCAAGGCAAAGAGCGTGGCAATCCCTGCACATGGCACAAGCAAACGGAAAGCTAAGGAGTTGGTGGCATGACATACCGAGTCAACATAGCGTCACAAGGTGGCAAGCCCTTTGCATATTATCACGCGACAACGCTTAAGGCCGCTAAGGATAAGCGCGAACAACTAACGCAACGCCATAAGGGCGCGACTATTACAATCGACAAGGAGTCAAACTAATGGATAAGCTACACACATTAAGCGACGATTTCGGATTTCATGATCCAATAGATATGCTTGAGTCCTATTTATGGGAAGGTACCATGCCAGCAATTTGCATGAATAAGGGCTGTGATTACTCAACAGAATATGAGCCAGATCAAAACAAGGGCTGGTGCGAATGTTGTTCAACTAACACTGTGAAAAGCGCCGCTGTTCTAATGGGAGTCATGTAATGGGAATCTATGATAACCATCAAGTGGGTTGCGACTTATGCGACGACGAGTATGACCACAGACTCGAAGGGGCAACCACAGAATGCGGCGTCTGTGTTTGCGAGTCATGTTGTGACAATGGCGCTGTTAGATACCACCACACGGATGACGAATGTTTTGTATACTTAAATGACGATTGATAAAGGGCAGGGAGTCGTGGGTTAATACTTGCGACTCCAGTACCTTGTGCAATGTTATACTATAACAATATCGTTCGAATGTTATAATGTAACACTAGCGAATCACTTAGGGGTTGTGGGCGATTCCCCTCCTCTCGCGTCAAGTATTCTTTTGATATTGCTCATGTTTTATTCGTTAGTGTGACATATCTGCAACACATAGGAGAATCATCACGAATTGTTACAACATGCAATAAACTTGTGTCAACCCCTTGACATTTTATTTTGGGACCCTCCAGATCATGCGTGAGTGATTCGGCGGCGGCCCTTAGCACACCCTAAATCCAACACAAGAATTTACTTTTGACTTACCCACCCACATATCAACAGGGGTAATTCTCACGAATTGTTACAGAATACTACAGAAAATAACAAAAAAAGAATCGTGTGTTATCAACGACATGTAAAATAGTTGGGTAAAACACGAATTATTTACTTGTGAGAATTCGATTTGGGTCTATATAGTATAGTATAAGCACTACTTAAGTTATCATAAGAATATTAACACCAACCAGTTATAAGACTTAAGAGTAACTTAAGTTAGTCTAATAGATTATTACTTATTGTTGTTCATTCCTTGAGGCATTAACTCAGGTATAACACAGTGATCCTCCCAAGTACAACCAAGATGAACCTTGACAACACAAACATATGTAAGACGTGATCTTGCTGATGTCTTGGGGGGAATATTTATTACCTTCTTAAGACTATCATCTAGATTGTCGTTAATGGAACCGTTGTAACATCTGTTACATCGATAAAGTACAGAAAGATTGTCGTCATGCTTGAGAAGCTACCCTATAGCAAGCTCGTTGAGAAAGCTGTCATTGAGATGATACAGGGTGGAGTCCCCATCCGTCAGATCATTACATCTATTCAGCACTTGAACGATGCACCTAAGAGCTTGTCTACTCTGTATAAGCACTATGGTCCAGCAATAGAAGCTGAACGTACTCGCATTAGTGGTGCAGTAGGTAAACGTGTGATTGACCAAGCCTTGTACGGTGATGTACAGGATGGTATTACATGGAAGAGCCAAGAGTTATTCCTACGCTCTAAGGGCGGATGGTCCCCACAGAATACAGTTAACGAAGTTGACCAAGAGATTGATCCCGAACTTGATGTCTCAGCAGCAGATCAGCTTATGAACCTCTTAGGATTTGATCTCGATGACGAACAGGAAGATAACGGCTGATACTCTCCGACAGTTACCCCCAGCTAAAGTCAAGAAGCTGTTCACTCAGCTAGGACCAGCTAAGGTAGACGAGTTACAACATGATTGGTCGTTCTGGGGTAGAGACGCACAGTTTCCTCCTAGTGACAATGAGTGGAACACATGGTTAATCAATGCTGGTCGTGGCTTCGGTAAGACCCGTTGTGGTGCTGAGTGGGTACGACAGCAAGTCAAGAATGGGCATAAGCGTATTGCTTGTGTAGCTTCTACTAACAGTGACATTGAACGTGTTATGGTTAAGGGCGAGAGTGGTTTCTTATCAGTCTGCTGGAAGCATGATAAAGATAACAAGGGTAAGCCAATGGGCTTTCCTGAGTGGTCTCCCACTAAGAGATCACTAAGCTGGGCTAATGGAGCTAAGGTTGAGTTCTACTCAGCAGAAGAGCCTGAGCGTCTACGTGGTCCACAGTTCTCCGCTGCATGGTGTGATGAGCTTGCTGCGTGGAACAAAGATATTGACACATGGCAGATGCTTCAGTTCTGTCTACGTCTTGGTAAGCACCCTCGTGTGTGCGTTACAACAACTCCCAAACCAACTAAGCTAATGCGTGAGCTACTCAAGAACCCTAAGACTATTGTCACAAGTGGTTCTACCTTTGATAATGCTGCTAACCTAGCTGATACCTACCTTGTTGCTGTTAAGGAACAGTACGAGGGTACACGTATTGGTAGACAGGAGCTTTATGCTGAGGTACTAGAGGAAGCTGAAGGCGCATTATGGTCTACTGAGATGCTAGACAATGCTCATGTTAAGCATGAGGATGTTCCTGACTTATCTCGTATTGTCGTTGCACTTGATCCAGCTGTTACCTCCAATGCTGAGAGTGACATGACTGGTATTGTCGTTGCTGGTATTGATATTAACGGTGTTGCTTATGTATTAGGCGACTACACTGACAGGCTATCCCCACAGGGTTGGGCAGCTAAAGCTATACAACTATATAACCACTATCAGGCTGACCGTATCGTAGCTGAGGTCAATCAGGGTGGTGACATGGTTAGAACTACCATTCATGGTGAGGACGATAGTGTATCCTACAAGGCTGTAAGAGCCTCTCGTGGGAAGTTCGCTAGAGCCGAGCCAGTGTCAGCATTATATGAACGGGGGCTTGTTAAGCACGTCTCTAATCCTCCTGATGGTGCATCACTGAATGAACTTGAGACACAGATGAGAACGTGGGAGCCATTAGGTCGAATTGGCTCTCCTGACCGCCTTGACGCTATGGTGTGGGCAATTACAGACCTTTCTCTTAACGGCTACGCTAAACCCCAATTAACCCTCGCTTATTCTAGTGCTAAGGGCTTATCGAAGTAAATAAAGGCAATAGTCCAATGGTTAAGAAGCTCTCAGAATCAGCCGCTAAGGCTACGTTAGGCGTAGCTGGCGACAATACACACCACGGTCAAATCCGTGCTGATGAGTTTCTACCTGAGTTACGTGGCAAGAAGGCCATCCGTAAGTATCGTGAGATGCGTGATAATGATGCCACCATTGGTGCTGTCATGTATTCTGTTGAGCAAATCCTACGTGATGTTGACTTCCATGTAACTGCTGTTGATGATAGTGACGCTGCTAAGGCTGAGGCTGAGTTCGTTAAGAGTGTTCTTGACGACATGGATCACACCTTAGACGATCACATCTCAGAAGCACTGTCTTATTTGTCGTATGGCTTCGGTTGGTTTGAGGTTATCTATAAGAGACGTGTTGGTCCTACCGAGCGTTCTGACAAGAAGAACTCTAAGTACACTGACGGACGCTTAGGCGTTAAGAAGATTGCTGCTCGTGCGCCTTGGACTATTAGTAAGTTTGACGTTAACCAGAAGACTGGTGATGTCTTGGGCATTGAGCAAGAAGTAGGGTTTATGAATGGTAAAAACTACATTCCTGTCAATAAGTCTATCTACTATAGAACAACTTCTCTTAACGGAGACCCAAGTGGTCGTTCTATTCTCCGCAATGCTTATACTTCTTACGAGTATCTTAATAATCTACAAGCTATCGAAGCTATTGCAGTTGAACGTGAACTCGCAGGTATTCCTGTTGCTCGTATTCCTGCTGAGTATCTTTCTGGTGACGCCTCTGTCGCACAGTCAGGTTTCGTCAACAACTTGCAGCAAATACTCAGAGACGTTAAGTTCAACGAGCAGGGATACATTATACTGCCTTCCGATACCTACCCCGATAAAGACGGAGCGCCTACCAACACAAGATTAGTAGACATCGAACTGATGGCATCTAACGGTAAGCGTAACATCGACATTAACCCAATCGTAAGTCGTTACCAGCATGATATTGCTCGTAGCGTACTTTCTGAGTTTCTTCTTCTTGGTACATCAGGTGGTTCCTACGCCTTGTCTAAGTCGAAGACAGACCTGTTCCTCCGTGCGCTTGAGAGTTACATCCAAGCCATTGTAGATGTTCTTAACAAACAGTTGGTCGAGCGTCTGTGGCAGTTGAACGGTCTGAATTATGATCTGATGCCAACTATTGAAGCTGGTGATGTTGCTCCACACGACCTTCGTGAGATTGCCTCGTTCCTACGTAACCTTAATGGTGCAGGTATTGATGTGTCGTCTCATCCAGAGGTTATCAAAGACCTTATGGATATAGCAGACTTGGAATATGACCCTGATGTTAATCAACCAGAGACAGTTGAGGAAGAAGAAGAATAATGGCAACTTTAGACAATCATGTATTTGACAATGGACTAACAGTCCTTGACACAGAAGCAAACAAACTTTTGATTACTTCACAGGAAGCAGCTACTTATACAGAGGCTAACGCCACGTATGCTCTGGGTAATACGACAACGCTTTCTATTGCTGCCCCTTCGGACAGAGCAGGTGGTGGACGTGAAGTAGTTGCAGCAGCTATTACTGATGGTTCAGTTACAGGCAGCGGAACAGCCACTCACTACGCTGTGGTAGACACTACAAACACAAGGCTTCTAGCAACAGGTTCTCTGACATCAAGTCAAGTAGTATCTTCTGGAAACACTTTTAATTTAGGGTCGTTTACTGTCGGTATCCCTGACCCTGCCTAGAGGCGGTAAGTTATGGCGGGAGTATTTGATAGTCAGGTAGGCTTATTTGATAACAAGCTAGGTCTATTTAACGATGGCGGTGTAGACACTCTAGGGTCTGTATCTTTTACCTCTGGAACACCTTCTATTTCTACCGTAGGTCTTTCTGAGGTTTCTTTCCTTTCTGCTGTAAACATAAACACCTCCCCCTCAGTAATATCTACTGCAACAATAGTACAATCACATGATTTATCTCCTGTAGGTATAGATGCTTTACCAGTAGTAATATCTTCTGCAACAGTAGTACAATCGCATGATTTATCTCCTGTAGATATAGAGACTTTACCAGCAGTAATATCTACTGTAACAATAGTACAATCTCATGATTTATCTCCTGTAGATATAGATGCTTTACCAGTAGTAATATCTACTGCAACAATAGTACAATCGCATGATTTATCTCCTGTAGATATAGTTGCTTTACCAGTAGTAATATCTACTGCAACAATAGTACAATCGCATGATTTATCTCCTGTAGGTATAGATGCTTTACCAGTAGTAATATCTTCTGCAACAACAGTACAGTCTCATGATTTATCTTCTGTCTCTATATCTACAGAAGATGTTGTTATATCTTCCTCTACAATAACTCAGACACATGTTCTTAATGCCACAATAACTATAACTGGTGTTCCTTTAATATCAGAAGTTACTCTGGATCAAGTTCAGTCAATCGCAGTAGATTCTACGCTTACTGGCGTACCAGAGGTTAACCCGACCCCAATAACTCAGAACAACAATCTTGGTGCTGACAACATTCTCACGGGCAGACCTGATGTAGAAGATGCAACAGACCCTAACGTAATATATGAACAGGTGGTACAGCAGATGTTTGGTGGTTGGCCTAGACGAATATACGATCATACAGACTTGGCTATCGCTAGAGGTCACACTACGGGTTACACACCAATCTACAAGTTTGGTTACAACCCAGATGTAGATTCTGCTGAGGAGACTGTCTGGTCACAAGGCGGTAACTACCCTTGGCTTGATGTCGCAGTAACAATGTTTGTTAGTAGCTCTAGCGCAAATGACACAAACGGTGGAACAGGTGCTAACACTATTCTTATCCAAGGGCTTGATGAAGACTACAATGAGATAGAAGAGACTATTACGCTTAATGGACAGACACAAGTTACTACTCAACTTTCCTACCTTCGTGTTTACAGAGCTTATGTAACTCTTGCAGGTTCTAGTGGAACATCGGGTGGCACAGTTTATGTTGGCTCTTCTGGAGCGTCAGGTGGCGTACCTAACGGTACAACATACGCTACCATAGCCCAAGGTAATCAGACACAGATTGCTGCTTATACAGTACCTGCTGGACACACCTTGTATTTAGACGACATTAACTTCACTGCTGCTGTGTCGCAACAAAACAGAATTGTAACTTGCAGCTTCCACAGCAGAGACTTTGGCACTAACGTCTTTAGAACCCGTTTCATTAACGTGATTCAAAGCAACCAGCTAATTACTAAGTTTGAGTATCCACAGCCTTTCGCTGAAAGAACTGACATAGAGTGTAGGGTATCCACAAACACTACTAATACAGCAATCGGTGCCTCATTCCAAGGCGTTCTTATTAAAAATGACTCTTAAGGTATTACAATGAACATTCTCAAAGCTCAATATGCCAATGATGTCTTCACAACCGAAGCAGAGGCAATCTCTCGCAGCATGGACTTGGGTCTTGATGGCGTAACTCACGTATCTGACTACAATGGTCAGGCTGTGTTTATGCCAGCAGCAAGCCATGAGGCTTACCTAGCCTACTACGAGCAGGGTGAGGCAGTAGAAGAGCCTGAGACGCCCTCAGTGGACCGCATAGAGGCTCTCAGAGCTATCGTACAAGAGATACTAAAGACTGACTTCGCTAAAGCTGACTATCAAGGTGAAAAAGTAACTCTGAACAAGCCTAGACGTGTCAAGGGTGGCACTAAGAAGTTTGAAGTCTTCGTACAAGACGGTGACAGGGTTAAACGAGTAGCTTTTGGTGATCCTAATATGGAAATCCGTAGGGATGACCCTAAGGCTCGTGCTAACTTCCGCTCACGACACTCATGTGACACCAAGAAAGATAAGACAACGGCTGGGTATTGGTCCTGTCGTATGTGGGAAACAAACACATCGGTGAGTGAAATGACAAAGAACATTGAAGGTAAAATCCTTAAGACTGACGACGAACAGCGTCTAGTCTACGGCTGGGCATCAGTAGTAACCGAAAAGGGTGAAGCTGTAGTAGACCGCCAAGGTGATGTTATCGAAGCTGACACACTTGTGAAGGCTGTTAATGAATTTATGGAGCATGTGCGGGTTGGCAAGGCCATGCACACGGGAGAGCAAGTTGGTGTAGTAGTACACTCCCTCCCGATCACTAAAGAAATTGGTGAAGCTCTAGGAATCCAATCTGATCGTGAAGGATGGGTCGTTGCTTATAAAGTATTCGACGATAGCGTCTGGGATATGGTCAAATCTGGTGAACTCGCTGCGTTCTCTATAGGTGGACGTGCTATCAAGGAGGAAATCTAACATTGCCTAATCTCCTAAAAAACTTGCACCTTGAAGAACTTTCCCTCGTGGATCGTCCAGCCAATGCTCAGGCAATGGTTAGTCTCTTTAAGCGTGACAATTCCGAAGAGGAAATCACTAAAATGACTGAAGAAATGGAAGCCAAAGTAAAGGCGTACATGGACGACAAAGGCTGTGGCCGTACTGAAGCTATGAAAGCTCTCGACATGGACATGGAAAAGGCTGAAGAGGCTTCTGAAGAAGTTGCTGAAAAAGCTGAACCTGAGTTTGATGTAGAAACACTTAAAGCTGACTTTGATCGTGTCTCTGCTGAGAACGAAACTCTCCGCAAAGGTATCATCGAAGCTGGTTACGTTATTAAAGCTGACGCTATCGAAAAGAAAGCTGAAGTTGAGATGATGGAAGTTGAAGGCGAGATGGTCGTTAAGTCCGACATCCCAGCCCCAGTTCTTAAAGCACTTGAAGCTGCTGATGTAGCCAAGCGTGAACATGAAATCGAAAAAGCTGACATTGAGTTGACTAAACGTGCTGGTGATACTCTCCCACACTTTGCAACTGATGTAGCTAAATCCCTCGTAGCTAAGTTCTCCGAGGATGAAGCAATTATGGAAGCTCTTAAGGCCGCTGACGCAGCTTTTGAAGCCTCTATGCAAGAATTTGGTAAGTCTGATGTAGACGGCGAGTTCGCTACCTCTGCCGACAAACTGGATGCTCTCGTAAAGTCCTACATGGACGACAACCAACTGAAAAAGAGTGAATTTGCCAAGGCTTACGCTGCTGTCGCTAAGACAGATGCTGGTAAGGCACTCATCAATAAATCCTATAAAGGGGAATAATCATGGCTGTAATGCAATCACGCGACAACCGTACCTTCATTGCTGGGGAAGACCTATCCGCAGCACAATTCAAATTCGTAACACTAGAATCAGACGGTAAGGTTGATCTTGCTGACTCTGCTGGTGAAAACGCTATGGGCGTATGCCTAGTGGGCGCTGCTGCTGAGGCTGCTGTCACTGTATGTGTATCTGGCTCCGTAATGGTAGAAGCTGGCGGCACAATCGCAGCTGGCGCTCAAGTACAAACTGGTGCTGATGGTACTGCTTTGACTGCTGCAACTGGTGATGTCGTACTAGGCTATGCTCGTGAAGCTGGTGTAGATGGTCAGATCATCGAAATCGAAATGATTCAAGGCGGCAACGTAGCAGCCTAATCTAAGCATTAAAGGAATAACATAATGCCACTATTGACCCCATCCGCAGTACATATTGACCAACCGTTGTCAAACTTGACACTGGCCTATGTACAAGAGCAAACAAACTTTGTTGCTGATAAAGTATTCCCAGTTGTTGGTGTACAGCGTCAGTCTGACAAATACTACCTCTATGACCGTGCGAACATGAACCGCTCTGGTGACGTTAAGAAACTAGCGCCACGTACAGAAGTTAACCGCATTGGCATGGCAATCTCCAACGCTGCTTACTATGCTGACGTATATGGCATCGGCATGGACTTCGATGAGCAAACTCTTGCTAACGAAGATGCTATGTTGGAAGTTCGTGCAGCAGGTGCGCAAACACTTATCAACCGTGTCTTGATTGAGCGTGAAGAGCAGTTCGCTTCCTCATTCTTCTCAGCAGGTGTATGGACTACAGACGTAACTCCAGCAAACTTGTGGTCAGACTACACAAACTCAACACCAATCTCTGATGTAACTGCTGGTCGTCGCACCATGCAACTTAAATCAGGTGGCTTCAAGCCAAACACAATGGTTATTGGTAAAGAAGTTCGTGACGTTCTGATTAACCACCCAGACATCCTTGCACGTTTGAACGGTGGCGCAACTGTAACAAACACAGCTTTGATTACAGATGCTAAATTGGCTGAAATCTTTGAAGTAGAAAACCTCTACGTCATGGAAGCTGTCAAGAACGGTGCTGTAGAAGGTCTAGCAGAAGCTAACGCCTTTATCGGTGGTAAGAACGCTTTGTTGGTACACACACCAAGCACTGCTGGTCTTATGACACCAGCGGCTGGCTTGACATTCGCATGGAACAACATTCCAAGCGTAAACAACTTGGGCATCACAGTAGAGTCATTCTCTGACGATGCTTTGAAGCGCCAGCAAGTTGCAGAGCATATCCAAGTTAAAATGGCATACGACATGAAAGTCGTCGGTGCTGACTTGGGTTACTTCTTTGAAGACGTAATCGCTTAAGCGACTTAAACTAAAGGGGAACCCTGAGATTAGTCTTGGGGTTCCACCCAACCAATAAAAGAACATAACAGTATTCATATAATGGAGAGTCCTATGCACCCATCACACTTGGGTTGGCAGGTCGATTGGCCTGTATTCGTTAAACTACCAGTTTCTGCTGATAACACTAACTGGAAACGTGGAGATCACTTTAACTGGTTAGAGCGGGGTATGCAGCAAGATAAGGTTGCTACACTTTACGCCACTGGTTATTTACACCACAACACAGAATTAGAAATACAGAACAAGGTTGGCGACAGATTGTCAGAACTAGCTGCAAGTCAGTTAGAGACCCTTGTTAATCTTCTAAACGCAGAAGTTAAATCACGTACCTCAAGCAAGAATGAGTTTGAGAGTAAGAAGTGTAAGAAGTCAAAGATTGACGATAAGCAACGAGGTCTTATTCGTCGGTTCCTCAACGCTAACAGTTGGGTGATGGAAGACTTCTACACAATCCGAGATGGTATTCTCACCGACTAATTAAAACAACAGTGGAGACGGCTATGAGTTGGTCTTATGATCCTACAGATTTAGATACTAACACGGCCTCTGGTCGTCTCAACACAGTTCGGCTCTTGGTTGGTGATACTGAAACCCTCGACCAACAAGCTCAGAACGAAGAGATTACGTTCTCTCTATCACAGAATGGTGACAATGTTTACTACTCTGGTGCTTGGATTGCTCGTACTATTGCCTCTAAATACTCCCGACAAGTTACTACGCAGCTTAGTGGTGCCTTAAGTGCTGACTACTCCGACTTAGCCAAGCAGTATAAGACCCTAGCAGACAGCTTAGAGTACCAAGGCAAGACAGCAGGTGCTTCGGTAGGTGTCTTAGCTGGAGGTATCACTAAGAGCGGCATAGAGGCTGTACGGGCTAATACAAACCGTATCGAAGGTTCCTTCCGTAGAGATCGCTTTAAGAACCCTCCTAGTTATCAAACACCAGAGTATGAATAAGGAGTAAGATATGTCGTTTCGCTCCTTTGACCTACTTAACCTAATTAGAGACTTTGGTGAGACCCTAACTCTACGTAAGGTTACTACTGCTGGGGCATATAACCCAGCTACAGGTGCTGTAGATAACTCAGCTACAACAGACTACTCAGTAACAGCCTATCTCTATAATTATAACGTAGGTGTTCCTGCTGGTAATGATGAGATTGTACGTGGCACTCGTAAGTGTGTTATATCAGCATTAGGTTTATCTGCTATTCCTGACTTTGACGATCTTATCATTGGGAGTGGGGACACAGTAAAGATTACTTCTGTTATCTCAATATTCTCCAATGGTACTGCTATAGGTTACATCTGTGACGTGGGAGAATAACCCATGAAGTCCTTGGTTAAGGTTAACCCATCCTACCAAAACAAGATAGACAGTTTAGAGCTTTCCATAGAAGATGCGATTAGAGACAAGCTAGAGAGAATAGCTAAGACCGCTGTAAACCTTTCGCCTGTTGATACTGGTGCCTATGTAACTTCCTTTTCGTTCTCTGTAGGGTCTGGTCGTCCAAGAGGTAAGTCCTCTGACAATAAACCAAAAGGACAAAACGTAGGTTCTATGAGACAAGAGGGTATATCAAACCTTCTATCTGATCTAAACAAGATAACCGACTTAAGAAACACCACAAGCATTACACTGCGGAATGGTTCTCCTCACGCTCTTGATGTAGAGAACGGTGGTCCTTCTTGGAGAAGATCAGGCTACAAAGTGTTTGCACAGATAGGTAATATTTATGGCTAGTATTCAAAATGATATTCGGGCTGCACTTGAGAGCCACTTGGCTGCAACATCAGGTCTTCCCTCAATAGCCTATGAGAATGTAGCTTTTGAGCCGACAACAGGCACCAGCTTTCTTAAGGTTCAGTACCTCCCCACAGTAACTAGACCTGCTGTAAGAGGATTAAACCCTCAGTTAAGATACCAAGGTATTTTCGCTGTAACCGTCTTCACCCCCGAAGGTAAAGGTCCAGCTACCGCAGACGACTATTCAAACAAAGTAATAGACGCCTTCGCAGCAACCACTGACATCTCCTTCACGAATGGTGATGCAGAAACAATCAAAGTGTCTATTGACTACGCTGAAAGACAGCAAGGTATTATAGATAGCCCTTGGTACTTTGTTCCGATAAATATCGGCTGGTACATCTACAAATAATTTCCCACAGGAGAAAACAACATGGCTTTCGCACAAGGCTCACGCTCCAGTCTGTCGTTCATCGTAGAATCTACGTTTGGTACAACACCAGCTGGTAACTTCACTAACCTTCCATTCACCACACACTCTTTGAACCTAACCAAAGACCGTGTTGCTGGTAACGACATCCAAGCTGACCGTATGACCCGTGTTGATCGTCAAGGCAACCGCCAAGTAGGTGGTGACATCGTTACTGACCTTCGTGACGCTGACTACGACACCTTCCTAGAATCAGCTATGCTTAACACATGGGCAACTAACGTACTAAAAGTTGGTGTTACGCCTAAGTTCTTCTCAGTAGAAGACTATGCTGCTGACATTGACCAAGCTCGTTTGTTCACAGGTCTTACAGTTTCCACTATGGGAGTTTCACTTGCCCCTAACCAGATGGTTGTGACAACCTTTGGTATGGTAGGTAAAGACATGTCCATGAGTGCAACTGAGAAGACACAGGATGCTGCCTCTGGTTCTGCACCCTTCGATGCTTACTCAGGTGATCTTGCTATCGGTAACGTAGGTAGCTCCTCTGCTGTAGCTATTGTAACTGGCCTTGACTTCACACTGAACAATTCTTACGCAGCTACCTTTGTGATTGGTGACGATAGCGCACCTTCCCTTGAGTATGGCCGTGCAGAAGTTGAAGGTACACTGACAGCTTACTTTGAAGATGCTTCCTTGATTGACCGCTTCTTGAATGAGACAGAGAGTGAGCTTGAGGTTTCTGTAGACGACCCTACAGGTGCTAACGCTTACACCTTCTTGTTCCCACGGATCAAGATTAACTCTGCTGATGTTGGTGTCGATGGCCCAACTAGCCGTATGATTACTATGTCCTTTGTTGCTCTGTATGATGCGACAGAAGGTACTAACCTTAAGATCACACGCCCAGCATAAACTAATACCTACGTAGGTACGTGGAGGCTCTGAGTCGGGTCGGGGTCTCCACACTTTAATCACCCGACATAACCCCTGACAAACCCATAAAGGAAATCCCGATGGACCTTAAAGACCTGACACCGAAATTAGATGATATTGTTGTAGAGATTAAGCACCCAACTACAGGTGATACTCTTAAGAATGATGATGGTACACCAATGACTATTACAGTCCTTGCGCCCCACTCTAAAGAGTACAAGAAGATACAACATGAGCAGATTAGCAAGCGACTAAAGAAAGCACAGAAGAGCAAGTCCCAAGATGTTGACTACTCTGATATTGAAGAGGCTACGCTGGAGGTTCTATCTAAAGCTACTAAGGCTTGGGACATTACCTTTGGTGGAGAGAAGCCAGCACTTTCTGTTGCTAAAGCTAAGAGCATTTACGACGAAGTGTTCTGGATCAAGAACCAGATTGAGGAAGAGGTATCTGACTCTCTGGATTTTATGAAGGTCTGATACTTGAGTTAGTTGAGTGGGCTGGACACCAGTTCAACCTCAATAAACCAGATCAGAACGGAACTACAGAACGAGAACATCTTGAACAAGTAGCGAGGCAGACTGGACGTAGAATAGAAGCATTGGAACCCCCGACACCCTTCCCCATGTTACTATCCCATGTCTGGTCTGCCTTTATTAGTTTAAGCTCTAGCAGGGGTTCTGGCATGAGTGGCCCAATGCCTATAGGCTACGAGCAGATTAAGGCTTGGAAAGAACTAACGGAAACTTCTATCTCGCCTTGGGAAATTGGGGCTATTAAGAGACTTGATTTAGAATACTTAAGGGTGGCAAATGGCTGAT